CCAGTGACTTCATCCGTGGTCGTCCACTCCAGTTTGCCCTCAGACATGAGGTGCTTGATTGATTCGGTTAGATTCATTGAATTCTATTTATTAAATGGGTTGCACGTCCTGAAGCCAGTGCTTCTTTTGATCATCCGTAACCAAGAAGTTGGGACCGCGCTTGACGATCTGAATGATCTCTCCACCCTTCAGACGACAGGAGTCGCCGACTCGAAAGATCTCTCCGCGAACATATGCCTCGCGAATGGAAGACAGAGGAGTAAGCTGAACGTGTTCTCGAAAGTTGGTCGTCTCTTTTAATCCCATGCGCTTGCGAAGAAGATTGAACACGGAGATTGAATCTTCGTAACCCCTCGGCAGGCCCTTCGAGAATGCAACCAGATCTCCATCGCGTGCGGCCTGACGCATCTTGGAGGCTGACATGCCTTCGACGTCGTCTGAGTCCGGATCACGATCACCGGCCGAGACTACATCAATGCCGCCAGGAAAGTCATAGAAGCCGCCATCTTTGAGTTGCTGACCTTCGTACTTCTTCAAAAGCTTAGAGAACTCCTCAACTCGATCCTCACCGACGACCAAGACGAAGCGAGTGAATCCGTCCTTATATGCCTTCTGAGCAATATCAAAGATCGTCTTAATTGACTTATCCTCGATGATGTTGCGACCATGCTTAGGAAACATGGAACGCATGAGCTTGATCTTTTCAGAGTATTGCAACGGATTCTTGTTCTCGTCCGTCGTCTGAGAGGCGTAGATCTTATAGGTACCACCAGCCGCCTCTGAAGCCACAGCGTTCAGAAGCTTCTCGTGGCCGATCGTAGGAGGATTGAAGCGACCAAAGGTGACCGTGATCTCCTTGATCGTCGCCTCGAGGAACTGACGAAATGATTTGATGTGACCCATGATTATTTGTTCTTCAAGATGACGGGCTTCAAGATATTCTGCGTGATGCGCTCAATCTGAATCGAACTCTGCTTGATCTTTCCGACGGGCATCACGATCTTACCCATCTCTTCGAGCTTGGTAGAATTATTCAAGAAGATGAATTCATGCAGCTCGAAGTACTTTTCATAGGCCAATTTTTGATAGTCAGACTCGATCTTTTTGAACTCCGCCCGAGTCTTAGAATTTGTTCTGAGAGCAATGATGGGATCCGTTCCTTGTGCTCCTTCATATCCCTTTGCACCCACTTCGTAGTTCGAATCGATCTGCTTTTTATACAGAGCCTTTATTCGCGAAACGATGCTCGTCGTGTCTACCGTGCCGCCCAGACGCAGATCATTTATCTCATTCGGCCTAGCTGCAATAATCTGAATCGCCTTGCATTCGTATATCTTGTTGCCGATCTCGATGTCGCCCGTCTTGCCGAAGCCGCCGTGAATGTATGCTTTATTGTAGATGAAGTACAGCATCGCCTCGCCGGGTCCAATTCCTTGACCACCGAGCATGGTGAATAGGATCTTGAAAGTCTCAGGATTCTCCTTCTTCAGTCTGGTGATCATAGTGTTGACGGCACTGTCCGTGATGTCGTCGTCATCGAGAGTGGCTGACAGATTGAATTCTGGAAAGTAATGCTTCTTGATCAGGTACTGAATTTCCTTCTTACGATTGGCTTTCTTGAAGAAGTCTTCGGCGAGTAGATTCAGACTCGGATTATTTTCAGCGCGGCTCAGAAATTCAGAATCAAGCTCATTGACATTGAAAGCCGTCTTGGCTTCAGCGAGCTTTCTATCTGCCAGACTGAGATAGGGACGGGATTCACGGCGCTTGGAGCGCTCAACTACTCGTCGGGAATTAGCCTTGCGATATGGAAGACCGACCTCGCGAAGGCAACGATGACGCTTAAAGGTTTGAAGATTGATTAGGCCGTCGTCATCAACGTTGTCGAAAGTGTAGTCGACGGCTTTAAGATCTTTAAACGTAATGGAGCTATTCGTGTTTCCCATAAGATATGTACGTATTTATACGATATTACTTCTGATGATCCCAGCCCTTAACGACGTCTGGACTGAAGTTGGCCCTCGAGAAGCCAAGGCGATCGACGAGCTTGACCGTGTTACCACCAATCGGATCGCCAACCACGTATCCTTCCTGTCCGGTCTTCTCATATCCACCCTTCGTCTTGAGAAAAGTATTCACTCCGCCGAGCTGATTCAGCTTCGAGATCAGGAGCTTCTTGGCATCCACTAAGATCTGCTGCAGCGTAAAGATGAGAACCAAGTTATTCACGTTGTCGCCCGAGAAAAACTCCATGCGAGCCTGACGACGAAGGTCGACGGACTTCTTACCGGCCTCCGTCTTCTTCTCGGCTTCCTGCTTATCGAATCGAGCCTTCATCCAGTTCATCAGGCCAGCCACATGCTTGGCCGGATCGCCGATCTCTTGGCCAGAACGGACCTTGGAATTGGCATAGGTTTCCAGCTCTTGAGCCAGATCCGAGCTCGTCTCGATGGCATTCAGTGTATTGGGAGAGATCTTGGAGAGAGTCTGATCGGCCTGCTTCAGAAGCTTGTCGATCTGCATTAAGTCTTCAGATTTCACGTCAGGAGCCATGGTGCTCTTGAGATCTGCAGTTTGCCACCAGACCGAGGGGACCTGCTTCATCGACTTGGCATTCACTCCAGGAACGGCTTCGAGGGATCCGAGCTTACCGGTGTATGATGTATGAAAGACCACGCCGATCTTAGCCGCTGATATCTTCTTGCCGATCTCAGAGTCGACTGGAACGGCATACACGATCGTATTTGGATGGAACGTGATGTACTCCTGTCCTTTGATCGTCTCGCGCTTCACGGTGTCTTCCGTGAACATGATGTCGCCCTGAATGATTCCACGAATGCCGAGCTTGGATAATTCGGCTAGAGCGACCTTCATCTTATTGTTAAGATCTCCTGAAGCGATGGCCGCATCGATGTCGTCTGGCGTCTTATACACCTCCGGGACCTTGTTGAAGATCGACTTCTTGGCGACAAAGAACTTGCCATCCGCCGAATCGATGCCGCAGAAGATCGCTGGAGCTCCGTCCCACTTGACCGTGACGGACACCGGCTTATTACCTTTACCAGTCAATGAGTCGCGAACCGACTTCAGAGTCTGAATGGCCTTCTTGGCACCAGAGACGCCGGAATACAGGACTGAGTCTTCTACGTGTGTGAGGTGACCGGATCCCTCGGAGAGAATGAACTGACGAAAGCTTTTCATGTCCTTCTATTTATTCGTTTTGAAAAACTAAAAAACCCACGGAGGTTAATCCGTGGGTTTGAAGAGTCAATAGTTCTTTTAGAAGTATCTCAATTACCTATCAGTTCTATTACTATAAATCATCACCGAAAATGTTCCTTTTTCAATATCATATTCAGATCCATCTAAACTTGCTAATTCTTCAAGAGTATTTGCTTTCTTCACCATATTGATTGCATCATTCAATCTCTGTATCATTTTACTTTTTACATTTGGTTTAATTGGCAAAGTTTCGGGACCATCTTCTTCATTGAGTACGACCTGTTTGATTGCTTCGTTAAGTTTCATTTGATTGTTGTTGATTAACTGGCTTTATTTATATGCTTAATGAATTGCAAAATCGCCTTATCAAGGCTCGACCAATGACCTGAAAATTTTTGCGTGTCATCAACATAAACTTCAATCATATCCTCATCCCGATCATATAAGATGGAAATGTCATGATCTTCATCAATTACAGCTTTTGCTTGTCCGGTTTTGAGGACCGCTGTCTTGATTGCTTCTGGATTCAAGGCAATCTTCTTATTGTTTCCGTCGAAAATTTTGGCCTTATTAGAAGCTTCATTGACTTCTTTAATATTAATAATCAAATGATTACTGCCTTCATTAAAAGAAAATTGATGAGGACTTAATTGTTTACCATTTACAGTTATACGACTAATATAACTTGAAGAAAGATTGATAGAACCATCTGAATCAGGTTTAGTCACTTCTTCGTCGAGTACGACTTGTTTGATTGCTTCGTTGAGTTTCATTTGATTGTTATTGATTGCTATTAAATCGTGTAGGAATGAACGAGCTTAAATACGCCGCTTAGATTTTTGTAACCGGTCGCTTTGACTCGCTTGCAATAGGCCAGGTAATCCTGAGCATCTTCCAAAGTCTTGAATCCATATTCAGTGATGCCATCATAACCGAGATTCTCCAGGACCATGAACTGATAAGAGCGAAGTTTGTTATTATCAAATGCGTCGAAACTTGATTCTCCATTAAATTTGGAGAGGAGATCGTAGGTGTGAGGAGCGCTTTCCTCAGCTTCAGCAATTAGGACTTTCTTGGCCGATTCGTGGAGTTTCATTTGTCTTATTTATCGATTTTTCAGACGAACCATGACATCTTTGTTATCGTCTAGGATATCACCCAAAAGATCGGCGCAGTAATCATACCATTCCTGCTCCGAGATTTCTCCACTTTTCATCTGATTGTACTTCTTATTGTATTCAGAAGATAATTGATCTAATGATTTTTGAGCCTCAGTGATTAGCACTTTCTTAGCCGATTCGTGGAGTTTCATTTGTCTTATTTATATGATTCACTTGCTCGCCGAGAGTTCTTCAGCCTTGGGATCGACGGATGCCATCGGCTTCAGTAGAACTCGAACGCCTTTGTATTCCTTGCCATTCACCTTGAATCGTGCCGATGACATAGGCTCGGCCGACAGGACGGCCTTTCGCTTGGAGTCCGAGATGTATACCTTTAGATCTCGATCATTCAGACGAAAGCCTACGGAGAATCGAAGCGTGTATGTAGTATTCTTATCCTTGGCAAGTTTAATGCTCTTGCCTTCAGCCCGTCCATCCACATTGTCCTTGCTCTTCTTCGATTCGCGCTTATATAATGGACCAAAGGCTCCGCGTCCGATGAGCTTGGTATCCTTTACGAGCATGTAGAAACTCTTCTTTTCCTTTACGATCTTGTCAAGGCGATCAGCGATTCTCAACAGAAAGTCCACGACCGTTGAATCCTTCGACACCACGCCGATCTTTCCGGCATCGGCTCGAAAGTTTAGAATCGAGTAGTAAGGAATGTCGGAGGGCGCCGTGATCCAGTCATAGGCCAGATAGCACACCTCTTTGAACTTTCCTCCGACCATTGCCACAATCGCGACGTCGGCCCTCGGCTTCGTCATCAGATCTGGATCCCCTATCTGCTTGTCAAAGACACGATTGATGCCATACACGTTCTCAAACTTGAGCGGCGTATTTGGAATGATGAGCGTGATGGGTCCTCCAGCCTTCAGAATCTCTCCGTTCACGTAAGTCATGAATGCCATCGTGCCTCGCTCAGAAGCCGCAGGCGTGAGGAGCTTATATGACTTATCGAGTCCGGACTGCTTGAACAGAAGTCCATGTGTCTTTTCTGATGCCATTGAATTATGTAGGCTTGACGACGGCCACTGGCGCCTGATATCCTAGAATGTGATCAATCACGTCCGCGCGATCGCAGCAATTCGAGATCGAGATGTATGTGGGCGTCGTCTCGGCCTCGACCTTCGTTCCAGTCATTCCGTCCGTGATCATGTGCTTCTGACGAGCCAAGCACCTTGCGACGGCACGAGAGGCGGACACGGACTCAATGACGTACTTGTCTCGAGAGAATAGAAACACGTCGCCGACTCGACGTCTCACCTGACCCGGAGGAATGTCGAGCGAGTCCATCTCGAGAGGTACTTGATTCTGCAATTTCGATGTCTTCATATCTCAGTCCCTTTCACTTTTGCCAATGCGGCGACTCTCATTTTCCAATCTTAATGAACAAATCAACAATAGCCCTGTATTCAATCTTCTCTGCATCGGTCAATTTGTGCTTAACGGCAATCGCATCAAAGTCTTTATCCCAATCTTGAAACGTATGTTCTTCGCATCCGATTTTCAACCATTTGTGTTTGCAATTCGTTGCACCATGATTGCGAGAGTCTAACAAGTAAAGCGGTGATTTTTCCCATGCATCGTCAGAGATCCTCGCATTGTCATAGACCCGCGCATTGCCAGAGACACACGCACTGCCATAGACCTGCGCATCGCCATAGACCTCCGCATCGCCATAGACCCGCGCATTGTCATAGACCTGCGCATTGCCATAGACCAACGCATGGCCAGAGACCACTGCATTGCCACAGACCTGCGCATCGTCAGAGATCCTCGCATTGTCATAGACCCTCGCATGGCTATAGACCTTCGCTTTGCCACAGACCAACGCATTGCCAGAGACCGCTGCATTGCTCATCACAATCGCGCTGTCTTGAATGTTTGCTTCGTTTTCGACTTTGGCATCTTTATGAATCCAGCCGCCGCCAGATGCCTGATGCCAGTCAGATTCAGTCTGTTTGCCAATTTTCTGTTCCAGTTCGGTGTAGTTCATATTTGTTTCTTTTCCTTTGGGAATTGTCCAATCAACTTTTTTGCCTCCGCCGTAATCAGTTCCAGCTCCTCCATGTCGATGCGAATACAGTCAGACTTATCCTCCCCCACTTGTGTCAATGTAATAAACGGCCCAGCGCCTTCGTCTTGGATGCATAAATGGGTAACGCCTTCGCCATATACAGGATTCACATTTTCTGGGTGAATGGATACTGTAGTGATTGTTGTTTTATATTTCATAGATTATGTGCACCACTTGTATTTTTTTGCATGTCCGTGTTTCTCACACCAGCGCGTGTAAAGTCCGAGCTCACGCCCGTAAGCCTCGATCTCGAGCGGATCGTCGAAGTAGTCACGTTTCTTTTCCGCATCGAGATTCTCACCAAGAGCAAACTGCTTTACATGGACCAACTCGTGGGCGACGGCCAGAAGGGCCTTTCGCATGTCGAGTCCGGCATCGAGCGAGATCGTGTACTGATCCTTGTCAATGTCCGGCGTCATGAGCGCCTCGAGGCCCTCGTCCCGTTCAAAGTTCTTGATCATTTCGAAGTTGACCGTGATCTTCGAGTAAGCCTTGGGAGCCAGCTTCTTCAGGGCAAAGATCGTCAAGGATTCGAACAGATCCGCCTTCTTGTTGTTGAAGGGTTCTTCGAAATTGATCTTGAGCATAGTGGGATCAGGAGTTGTGAAAGGATGTGAATTTGTTCGGGATTCGCTTCAGGCGCTGGGCCTTAGTCATAATCTTGATCTGAGCGTCATAGAGTTCCTGGCATAAAGGCAGGATCTGAAGGGCCGCGTAGTCCATGCCGGCCTTGAAGGCGTTCATGAGTTCCTGTTTGTTCGTCTTAGATGTTGTTTTGTTCTTCATTCTGAGATAAGTATATCACGCCCTCGTAAAATGTACACAAGAAAATGAAAGAATTTAGCAATCAAATCCAGCCGAATCCAGCGGCCATCTCCTTGGAGAATTCCTCGCCATGGCGAATCTCTTCCTCACGATCGGCCGACTTCATCTCGGAGTCGACGGACTTCTGAGCCGCCTCGACTTGCGCGAGGGTGGTGAACCGCGAGAGATCCGGACGCGTGCCCCAGAGGGACTTGTACGAGTCCGAATATGCCGACTTGGCCATCGAAAACAGATACTGCTCGACCGTGAAGATCCCGTCAATGGCCCAGTGATCCGGATTGGACGGCGGCATGCCGGCGAATCGATTGTCCGAATCCTCGGCCACCCAAGCGGCGAGCTTGGCGTTTTCGGCCTCGATGTAGGCCTTGAGTTCGATCTGCGACTGACTATATTCGTTCTTCATTCTGATATAATAATACCACATGCCGTCGAAATGTACACAAGAAAATGAAAGAATTTCGCAGTTGAATACCAACGACTTGCATGAGTTTACGATCTAATTGTGTGCAGCAAAAAGGCCGGACTCCTTGCGAAATCCGGCCTTCGTGACTTGCTTAGGTGATTAAGCGTACGTCGAAATCATTCTGATGAGTTCTTCATCATTCAGATTGGCACCGCCTGCGGCATACATGTTCAAGCCCCGTGAGAGCTTACGAAGATTGGCCGTCTGTTTCGATTTGCCTTCGCGCAGAATCTTAATGACTTTCAAACGATCTTTGTTGGAGAGGGACAAACCGGATTGCAACGGGACCTTGTCGCAAATCTCTTCCATGAAGTCATACACCTCATCGTCCGTAGGATTGATGTCGATCATATAAGCGCGCGTGCGAATGGCGCCATCCGGATCGAGTTTGTCCATGTTCAAATTCGAAATGAAGATGACCTTGCCCGTGAATTCGAAGTAGCGAGGAATCTCACCGGCGTCCAGGATCTCTTCGTCCGAACGGTCGTCGTCCGGATCCACGACGTTGGATCCACGTTTATTCCAGACCAACTTGCGGACTTTCTTGGTGTCCGTC